ACAATATTCTTTAATATCAATTATTGTAGGTTTAACAAAACCAACCTTAGTATTACTATCTGTAAGATTAGTATTAGTTATATTTATATTAGTATTATCTGAAAGCTTTTCTTTACTAGGCACATTAACTAAAGTTATTACCCTACACTCTATTTGTTTGCTATGTGGCTTATATTTGTTTAATCGCCTAATATGGTTGTTATCTTCTAAATTCTTTAACCACTTCTGAACTGATACCTTACTAACTTCATACAGTCTGCAAAAGTATTCAGTAGAAGCTGTGCATTTTCCGTTCATATTACAAAGAGCAGTTATCTCTGCATAAAGCAATTTAGCGTTAGGTATTAATGCTTTACTGTATCTGACTTCAGCAGGTATTATTGCGTAGTAGTTAGGCTTCTCTTTCATTTATATAACTTTGTATTCATAATGATGTTCTCTAAATGCAAACTTAATAATTTCAATAACATTATAGAAGTCTTCGTGAGTTAATTGTAAGATAACATAAAAGTTCCCTGACCTTAATGCTAGTTCAGTATTGTGATTTTCAGTTGATTTAATGTTATGCTTATCAAGGAATTTATAAAAAGCAGCTTGAGTTTTAAAGTATTTCTTTTTCTTCTTTTGGTTACAATAAGCTATGTAAACATTTATGTAAGTCTTTCTGTATCTTTCATAAGATTTGTAATTAGGTTCGTGAAATTTCTCATAGTGATTAATACAAGTTCTATCTCTGTCAATTCCCTTGCCTATTATATCTCTATGTATGTTTTCTTCTTGCCTAGCAATTACACTAATAACAGCTCTTGGTATTTGGTACTTCTGTTCCCTTGACCTGTTAGATAGTGATCCTTTAGGCAACCCTACTAATTCTGTAGTAAGGTTGCATAAGTTTTTAAAATTTTGTTTTGGTGTCATCTTAGAATGGTAAATCGTCAGGAGTTGTTCCTTCAAAATGTACGTCTAATTCTCTAGTATCTTCCTTAGTGTTCTTAGTAAACCACCAACCATCAATATTGTGAAAATACTTTCCGTTGTACTCTCTTGAAGATACATTGCACTTAATTAAGACTGAATCTCCTACTGATAACTTATTCAAGTCTTTTATTTTGTCATCTCCAAACGCTTGGATTGCAATATCAGGATTATAGTCTGCTCCTGTATCTACTACGATAACTTGTTTTTTCCATTGTTTACCTGCTTGACTAACTCCTGTTTCAGCAGGTGCAATTAATTTTACTGTTCCTTTTACTTCCATTATATATTTCGCCTATGATTAGTGAGTAGGACTTTTCTCGGTTAAATTATTTGTTACTAATTGAGTTACACCATTTTGTTATGTCATCTCCATAGATGAACTTACCTGTCTTTGCTGAGTAAGGTGCAAACCTACCATTTTTTTCTTTTACAGGTAGCTTCACAATAGTCATACTGTAAAGGAATCTTCCTATACCCCAATTCACACAAGCTCTTTTAAAAGCGTCTGAAACGTGTCCTTTGTTTTTCTCTACATTAGACTCTGAACCTGTATCTGACTTCCATACCCATTCATCTTCTTCAATTTTTATTCCTACTTTACAGAATAATAAACCTGCACTTTCATAGTATATAGTCTGCCAATTTTCTTGACCACATACTTGGTCTAATATGTCTTGGCAATCTCTTGCGTCTATATAAGCTACACAAGATGCTCCCCATTGATTTGCTGATTGCACCCTCCATTTAAAAGGTATCTCTTTTTTTAAGTTTTCTAATTTCATTTTATTTATTTTTATTTATTACTTGTTTTAGCACTTCAACTTGTGCTTCTAGTCTAGTTTTTACTATCTCAAATGTTTCAATGCAGTTTTCCAACCTACATAATAAGTCCATTTCAGAAGGTAATAATTTGTTTTCTTTTGCTCTCACTAAGTCTGTTTTTAATCTTAGCAATTCTAATGGTTTAAAAAATGTTTTCACTATGATTCTTTATTTAATTTAATAGAGATAATCTCTTTACCTCCCTTGTAGATTGGTGCTTGTATTAGTTCGCCTGTATCTAAGTCAATTACATCAACTTTCAATGCAGCCTTATGCTTGTCTTTTAAAGCTTTTAATGCTAGTTCCTTTGATACTATTTCTATGATGTTTGAGTAGTCATAACGACCTGCACTAGCTTTGTTGGTTATCTCTGCATCTCCATACTGAAAGGTCTTGCCATACTTAGCAGCTTCAGTTATTACTGATTCGTTTATACTAGCTTTTGCTTTCTTTACTATCTCCTCAAGCTTTTTAAGACTTACAATAGCTTCTAATGGATTTATAGTGCCATCTAATACTGAAGTAGTAATATTGTTTACCACCTCATTCACTTTTATTGTTTTTAGTAATTCCATTTTTAAAATATTAAAGAGTCAATGAATCCTAATGTACCGCACATTAAGAGTAGTAGGATTGTAAATACTGCCATAAGTCCAATAGAGAAAGCAAAGTCGTGTAGTTTTTTATTGTACATTTCCCTTCTTAATGTTTGAACATTCTCTCTTTTATAGTTTCCTAAAGAGTTCTTAGTAAAGAATTGCTTCTTTTCGCTTTCGTTCAGATAGTGAACTACTTTGCTTTTTAAATTTGTAATCTTAAAGTTTTTCATCTTAGTTTCTTTTTATTAATTCATCATTTGCAATAGAACACTCAATAGTCCAATTTTCATTTGTTTTTCCTGATAGATATTTTTTTAATGTTTTAGTATCAGCTTTTTTAACATACATTTTTAATCTATTAACTCTTTCTATACCATCTAACTCATTAAGAGTTTTAGTTAATATTTCATTTAGTTGTGTTGTTTTCATCTTAATTGTATTGTGGGGGTTTTTACACCCCCTGATTATTATTTAGTTAATATACCTTCAGAATAAATAGCCTCCAATCCTTCAGTAGTAGAAATTAAGAATGAATGTAAGCTATTAAGTCTATTATATTCTTTAGCATTCAACCCCTGAGTATAACCTTTAGAATTATTTCTTTTTAAAGATATTGTTTTCATTTCTTGGATTGCTGATTGGATAGTTAATTTTTTCATAATTTTATAATTGATTAATATTTGACAAAACTACACCTTTTAAGTTACTCACACAATTATAAACAAGTTTATTTACAAAGTTATTAACAATTAAGGTGTTTACATCTAGGACAAACTTTATAGCTTGTCTAGTATATTAGTATTAAAAAGAAAAGAAAGTGCCTAAAACGGCTATAGGGGGTACTAAAAATAGTGTACTAGCCTTGCTATTTGTCCTGAGTCTTTGGAATGAATGAAACCTTCAACTGCACGTGGTACTCCTTTGAATCCTTTGCCTGAGTGCCAAGAATCTGAAGATGAAGGACTACGCATATATTCTACAGTAACACCTATATAGTCTTTAGCGTCTAACCATCTATGTTTTACCTTATGGTGTATATGATGAAGATACCAATACCTATGAGTAGTATTAGCCCATTCTTGAGGTTTTTCTGATGCCATTAAAAGGGGGAGTTTGTCAAATTTTGCTCCATCTCCGTGTTCTAATCCTATTAAATTGCTCCCAAACCTATAATATTTACGTGGAGCTACTGATATATCAAAGGTAACATCATCAGTATTTCTAAACCAAGCCTTTAAAGATTGTGCTAAATGGAATCCACTAACAAAATCGTGATTAGACATTGAGTGTACTACATCTACAGGTGCAACTTGTCTTAGTATCTCAACACACTTAACATAAAGCTCTAAAGCAATTTCAAAGTGTTGCCACCATTTGCCATCTGTATCTTGATAGGTTTGCTTTGTAGTGCTTGACATACAATTATCGGTGTGTAGTATATCATTACCAACACAAAATAATACTCTATCTATGTCAAAGCCTTGTGCTTTACTTATAAGTCCTGTAACACCCTCTATAACTCTATTGAAGGCTATCTCTGTATTATATTCTTCTCCTGTTTCTAATGCTAGTGCTAGTTTTCCAATATGAACATCAGCAGGATTTATCACTAATAAGTGTTCTCCCTTTACTCGTTTAATTTTTGGATAGGTAGGTGCGTGATTGTCTATTAGATTTTTGACATCTTCAAGTAAATCGTTTTGGTCAGTACCATATTGTTCTTTGGTAACTATGGAAAAGCGTAAATCCCCTCCCATATTCTGCCAATGCTTAACGCTTACAATATCTTTTTTATCTATACCTCTATCTTGTAGGTGTATATCTAAAGCAGTATTGCCGTTAATATTTGACAAGTCCTTCCCCCTAGATTCATTGATTAACTCAACTTCTTCAGGGGAAAGTCTTAGCCTTTTGCCTTTTGTAGACAAACTATTTTTTAGCTACGTCTGCTATTCCTTGACCAACAATAAGAACTAAGATTGCGTGATACAATTCTGTTGCAGTTGATGGGTCTACCCCTAAATACGTAACGATTGCAGGTACTACTACTGAACTGATTGCGTACCAAAACTTCTTAGACTTTAACATCTGTCCGATAAGATACTTTTGAAAAAACTTTTTCATATTATTTATTTTTAATTATTAAGTTAATATTTTCTCCGCCCAAATGTANTANTTCTTTGATTAATAAGTCCATAGCTAANACAGAGTTATGAACAACGTCCTGTTCAGTCCCTAGTCCTACTAGAATACAACCGCTTGTATCTTTAGCTGTATTGCCTATATGTATCAGGATATAATCTCTGTCTTTAACGTCTTTTACGAGTAAATGAATATAATCCCTAGTCGCTGATTCTCTCGGAAGTCTAAGTCTTACATCATAAATTCCTTCAGGAATGCAACTTATGTTCCTTTGATTATCTACCCAAGGATTTTCTAAGGTGTCGCAAATTCTTTCTCCATTTATAAAGAGTTCTCCAATCGTAGACTTCTTACTAAATGTATCTCTAATCAATAAGAGGTTTATCATTTTTTTTTATCAAACTTGATAAACTTATAGATGGTAAAAGCTATGGCTAGCGATAAAGAAACTAAAGTTAGAACTTGATTTGCCTGTCCTAAACTTAATCCTATTGCTGTACTATTTGCTATTCCTACTTGAAGGCTGTCTTGCATTGCTTTTATTTTTAGGCTTTTTATCCAAGTAGGATTTAAGCTTAGTTATATTAATTGGTTTTGTCTTGTAGTGTTTCTTCATTAATCTGATGAGCTTAAAAAGTTTTGTAGAGTAAGTCTTGTTCCTTGATTATTTGGTCTTTCAAGGTTCATTCCGTTGTAATAATTTTCAGTTGAACTGTTTACATCACTACCTGTATTCGTATTGTATTCAGGAAAAAGAGTTGAGTTATTACAGATGTAGTCAATTAATCGTTCACGATAATAAGAACCTGTATTTAGAATTTCTTCCCTAAAACTTTGAGCTTCTTCCGTAGTTAAAGCTGTTCCTGTTTCAGAGGTTTTGGAAAAAATGTTTCCATTCTCTACTTTGTGCCTCAGATAATTGAAAGCGTGATAAAGACTATACGAAGGCAACATATCCCCTACGTAATCATTTAGCAAAGTTTTGTAATTTGCATTTACAGGTAAGTCTACTTCTCCTGCTACGATTAAGTCTTTCAATTTGTCGTTAAGGTCTGTGCCAAGTGCTGTCTCAACATATATTTTCTGCGCTTCTTTTACGAATGGGAGTAAAATGTCAATTGAAACATTAAGATTGATTGCCGTAGAGTCCTTTAATTTAGCCTCTGATATAAATAGTACGTAGCTCATAATTATCTAGGTTTTAAAAATCCGTTATTCTTCATTTTCTTTGGTGGTGTTGCTACTAGCTTGTCGTTCTTCTTAGCAGTAAAGCCTTCTGACTTAGCTTTAGTGTAGCCAATCATATCAGCGTCTTCTATCTTAGTAGTCTTAGACTCGCCTATTACAGTTTTAAAGATACGTCTGCTCCAAAAGTGGTGGCAGTTACCTCCTCCTTTCCAAAGCCAAATTGAATAAGTTGCAGCACCTTTAGGACCCCATCCTCTATTTACAGGTTTAGAACCCATATTAATTATATCTTCCTTTCTATAGAGCTTTTTTGCCGCTGACATTTTAGAGCAAAATTCTCTTGTCTTACCTTCTTTACTTAAAAAGTTATCTTCAGAATAAACATATCTAACTCTAAAGTAATCATAAGACTTTTTAGAGATACCATCTTGTTCAGACTTACGACTAGGAATAGCCCTTCCTGTTGATGCTAGTTCAATCTTTTCTCCTGCTAGTTCGTTCAATACTTCTTCATAGTTAAAGTCTTGGTGTTCTCCGTCTACTACTTCTTCTTCTACTAATTCCCAATCCTCTGACATATCTTCTCCAAACTCCTCAATGAAAGCATCTAGTTCAGTCTTTTC